GAGAGAAAGAGGGAAGACTGGATTGTCTCGCGGTAGGCCCAAAGGTGATGCCGCAATAATCAATGAATACAAAGGGAGGATGTTGTCTTCCCCAAAGTCGAGAAAAGTATTAGAGTCGATATTCGATGCGGCTCTAAATGATGACCATAAGAATCAAGCGGCGGCATGGAAGCTTGTTATGGACAGAATATTACCAACTGCTGTCTTTGAAAAAGACGTAGTAAAAGGAGCAGGTAGGTCAGCCATACAGATAAACATTACAGGTGTAGGAGAGACTGTCATACAACCTGACCCGATAGAAGGAGATGTAATAGATGGCTAAGTATTTTACAAGAGAAGAGTTTGTGTGTCAATACACCGGCACAAATAAAATAAAAGATGAATTTATTGAGAAGCTCGATGAGCTAAGAGAAGCTTGTGGGTTTCCGTTTATTATAACTAGTGGTTATCGTTCACCATCACATCCAATAGAGGCTAAGAAAAAAATTGCAGGACAACACTCACAAGGACATGCCGCAGACATTAAAGTCGTGGATGGCACACAAAGGTATCGATTGGTCCAGAAGGCTATCGAATTGGGTTTTTCAGGAATTGGAGTTAGTCGTAGCTTTATCCATGTTGATACTCGTGATTGGGGTTCTGATTCTATAACTCCGGTGATGTGGACGTATAGTTGACTGAGTTAAACGTATCGTTACTTCCTTGGCAACAGGAAGTCTTTAACGATACCACAAGATTTAAAGTTATTGCCGCAGGTAGACGAACAGGAAAAAGTAGGTTAGCCGCTTGGATGTTAATCATTAGAGGACTCCAAGCAGACAGGGGTCATGTGTTCTACGTAGCACCAACCCAAGGTCAGGCTAGAGATATTATGTGGCAAGTCTTGATGGAGTTAGGTCATTCCGTTATTGCATCAAGCCATGTAAATAACTTACAAATAAAATTAGTAAACGGTGCTACCATAGCTCTAAAAGGAGCAGACAGACCCGAAACGATGCGAGGGGTCAGTCTTAGGTTTCTTGTCATGGACGAGTATGCCGACATGAAACCGGAAGTATGGGAACAGATATTACGTCCGGCACTTGCGGATCAGAAAGGTGACGCTCTATTTATTGGAACACCAATGGGTAGGAATCACTTTTATGAATTATATACATATGCTTGTATGTCTGAAGATGAGTCATTTAAAGGATATCATTTTACAAGCTATGATAATCCGTTGTTGGATGAAGAGGAAATCAATGCGGCAAAGCAATCAATGTCAGCATTTTCCTTTAGACAAGAATTTATGGCTTCCTTTGAAGCTCAGGACTCAGAACTATTTAAGGAAAAATACGTAAAGTTTTCCGAGGAGGAACCTGATACCGGTGAATATTACATTGCAGTAGACCTTGCGGGTTTTGCAGACGTTAACAAAGTGACTACAAAAACAAAACGTCTGGATCAAACCGCAATATCCGTTGTTAAAGCAAATGAAGACGGATGGTGGGTAGCAAATATTATTCACGGTAGATGGGGTGTGGAAAAAACAGCAAGGAAAATATTTGAAGCTGTAGCTGAGTACCGCCCTGTCGCCGTAGGTATAGAGAAAGGAGCACTAAAAAACGCAGTACTGCCATATTTAAGTGACTTAATGAAGAAACACCAAAGGTTTTTTCGTGTAGATGAGCTTACTCATGGTAATAAAAAGAAAACTGACCGCATTGTTTGGGCTTTACAAGGTCGTTTTGAGCATGGAGCTATAGTTTTAAATAAAGGTGATTGGAATACACAGTTTTTAGATGAGTTATTTCAGTTTCCAAACCCTTTAGTCCATGATGATTTAATTGATTCTTTGGCATATGTTGATCAATTAGCAAATATAGCGTATACTTCTGACTTTGAAGAAGAAGAATATGAACTTTTAGACGCATACACAGGATATTAATATGGCTTATGGCGATAATGAAAACTTTATGATCGAAGAAACTTTAGAAGGTTGGGTTCTTGACAAGTGTTTAGACTGGAGAAACCACTTTGATACTAATTATTCCAGAAAATTTGATGAATACTATAGATTATGGAGAGGTCAATGGTCTGGAGAGGATAGAACAAGAAGCTCAGAGCGATCTAGAATAGTAAGCCCGGCACTTCAGCAAGCAGTTGAGTCTGCTGTAGCTGAATTAGAGGAAGCTACCTTTGGTAGAGGCCGATGGTTTGATATTGAAGACGATGTTGCTGATCCACAAAAGCAAGATATAGCATATTTAAGGGAAACTCTTCTAAAAGACTTTAAAAAGAACAAAATTCGCAAAGGAATTGCGGAATGTCTTATAAATTCAGCAGTTTTTGGCACAGGAATTGCAGAAATTGTCCTTGAAGAAGAAAAAGACATGACTCCTGCTACTCAACCGGTCATGGATGGTAATTTAACTGCTGTTGGAGTAAACATAAAGGATAAAATATGTGTTAAGCTCCGTCCTGTGATGCCTCAAAACTTTTTAATTGATCCTATAGCTACTTCCATTGAAGAATCAATGGGTGTTGCAGTAGATGAGTTTGTATCTTTACATTCCGTTGAGTTAGCTCAGGAAAAAGGAATATATAGAGATATAGAGATAGGAACATCACCTCCTGATTTTGATATCGAACCAGAAACAGATGCTATCTCATATTCAGATAATAAAGTTAGACTTTTAAAGTATTATGGTTTAGTCCCTAGGTACTTACTTGAGAAAGCTCAAATAGAAGAAGATTCTGAAATAGAAGATTTAACTGAAGAAGATAATAACAAAAGTCAATATGTAGAAGCTATTGTTGTTATTGCTAATGAAGGTGATTTGTTAAAAGCAGAAGCTAATCCTTACATGATGGAAGATAGACCTATCATTGCATTTCCTTGGGATGTCGTTCCTAGCAGGTTTTGGGGCAGAGGTATATGTGAGAAAGGGTATAACTCACAAAAAGCCTTAGACGCTGAAATAAGAGCCAGAATAGATGCTCTTGCGTTAACCATACACCCTATGTTAGCTATGGACGCTACTAGATTACCTAGGGGTACAAGACCTGAAGTTAGAGCCGGTAAAGTGATACTAACTAATGGTTCACCAAATGAAGTGTTAAAGCCATTTAATTTTGGTAATATAAATCAACTTACATTTGCACAAGCAGATGCTTTACAAAAAATGGTTCAAACAGCTACAGGAGCTATTGATTCAGCAGGTATTCCCGGTTCAATAAATGGGGACGCTACTGCCGCAGGTATATCTATGTCTCTTGGGGCAATAATTAAAAGACACAAAAGAACTTTGATAAACTTCCAAGAATCTTTTTTGATTCCATTTGTAACAAAAGCCGCACACAGATATATGCAGTTTTCCCCTGAAGAATATCCTGTTGCTGATTACAAGTTTCACACTTCAAGCTCTTTAGGTATTATTGCTAGAGAATATGAAGTATCACAACTTGTTCAGTTGTTACAAACAATGTCACCTGAAACACCAATGTATTCTCAGTTAATTATGTCAATTATAGATAACATGAATTTATCTAACCGTGAACAGTTGATAGAAGCGTTAGCACAAGCTAATCAGCCTGATCCACAAGCTCAAGAAGCACAAATTGCTTCACAAGAATCTCAGTTGGCTTTCCAAGCTTCACAAACTGCCGCGTTAAATGGACAAGCTTTAGAATCGCAAGCTAGAGCCGCTAAATTAGCTACGGAAGCTGATATAATTCCTGAAGAGTTAGAAATTGATAAACTAAAAGCTATTACCGCTAATATTAGACAAGGAACTCAAGATGATAAAGAGTTTGAAAAAAGATTAAAGTTAGCAGATAGACTTCTTAAGGAAAGAGAAATTTCAGCAAAAGAGAGGATAAATTAATGAAAATTTGGTATTTACTTCCCCTATTGACTTTAGCATTTGGATGTGCTACAGTAGAAAAGGATTATAAGCCAATAACTTTTGAAGGAAAACCTTTGTTTGATCTTAACGAGGTACAATGTCCTAGAGATATGGTTAAATATTGTCAAGGACCAAATAGAAAAAACTTAAATTGTGAGTGTGTTAGTCAACAATCTGTAAGTCAAGCTTTTGATTTTTTAAGATGAGTTGGCTAGAAGACTATAACGGAGAAGGCGCACGTTGGTGGCACATAATAGTATTGTTTCTTTTCTGGGGCGGTCTATTTGTTTACATATATTTTTTTGGTGATTAACAATGAGTACTAAAAAAGATTCAAGATTAGAAAGGGCAGGAGTTAGTGGATACAATAAACCGAAACGTACCCCAAATCACCCTACAAAGAGCCATGTTGTCGTGGCGAAAGAAGGTGACAAAGTCAAGACGATTAGATTTGGTCAACAAGGAGCCAAAACCGCAGGAAAGCCAAAAGCGGGTGAATCTGCTCGTATGAAAGCTAAAAGAAAATCTTTTAAAGCAAGACACGCTAAAAATATAGCCAAAGGTAAAATGTCTGCGGCATATTGGGCTAACCGTACAAAGTGGTAAGAGATGAGAAAGCTATGGAAAATATGGGCGTTAAGCCTAGGTCAACCTATTGGTGATACTGAATCAGAGGTAGAACTAGTTTCCATAATAAGAACAGTTATAGTGTTAATAAATATAACTTGTTGTTTTTTAATTATGTATAATATATTGACGAGGTAATTATGGCTAAAGGTGTAAAACATTATTTTCGAGATGGTACTCCTCATATGGGGGGAACTCATAAAATGCCCGATGGTTCACTACATAGCGGAGCAAGACATACAAAAAACAGTAAGCCTTTATTTCACATGAAGGACTTATCTAAAACAGCTAAAGCAAAAGCAATGAGGAAAAAATAATGCCAAAGAAAAAAATGACACCCAAGCAAAAAAAGCTTGCGGCTATAGCACCTCCTAGAAATAAAATAACTAGAAGAGATATCATTACAGCGGCTAGAAGAAATAAAAGAGGCAAAAAGTAATGGCTAGTAAAAATGTTCCTGTAAATAAATCTCTATATTCAAGAGTAAAGTCAGAAGCAAAGCGTAAGTTTGCAGTATATCCGAGCGCATACGCTAATGCATGGTTAGTTAGGGAGTATAAGAAACGTGGCGGCACATACAAAAAAGTCAGCACCAAAAAGAAAAAGTAGAGCTAGTGGCGGTTTGACTCGTTGGTTCAAAGAAGACTGGCGAGATATTAAGACGGGTAAAAAATGTGGTAGAGGAAAGAATGAAAAAGGAAGGCCGTACCCGGCTTGTAGACCATCGAAACGAGTCTCAAGTAAAACACCAAAGACTACTGGTGAAATGTCTTCTGCTGAAAAATCGAAATTTAAAAGAACAAAAACTTCAAGCAAAAAAATTTCTTATCAACACAAAAGAAGGAAAACAAAGAAATGATGTACGGATATGGTAAACCCAAAAAGAAAAAGAAAGTAGTTACTAAACCAAAGCGAAAGCCTAGAAAAAAGTAATACTTGACATTTCGTTAAAAATGTGATATAATAAAGAGTATACTAAGTATAGTATATTCTATTAATTAACTGTCCTTTGGAGAAACAGTATGACAACAACAGAAGAACACGCAAACTTTGAAAAAGTAAACCGATCATTTGAAGAGATGTTTAGAACAGAGGGTTGGAAGAATCTTTTAGAAGACTTGAAAAACAATGGCTTCCAAATAAATAATTTAGATGCTTGTAAAGATGTGAAAGACCTTCATTTTCGTAAAGGTCAACTTTCAATAATAGCAAGTTTGTTAAATTTAGAGGAAGGACTAAAAACAGCTAAAGAACAAGCTGAACAAGAAGAAGTAGAAGCATTTGAAGAAGAGGATAGTGAAGTTTCTAAAAGTGTAAACTAATGAGAATCTTCATTGATTTTAAATGCAGTAATGGACACACTACTGAAAAGTTAATAGATAATAAAACTAGAGAGATAGAGTGTCCAGTTTGTTCTGAAATAGCTAGTAAAGTTATATCTCCTGTTCGCAGTCTCCTTGATCCCATATCAGGTGATTTTGTAGGTGCTACCATGAAATGGGCTAGAGATCGCGAAAAGAAGATACAAAAAGAACGTAAGGCAAATTCGTAGTAATCCTTACATAATACACCTCCATAATTGGATTACCAACGGGGTTTAATAATGGCAACTTTTATAGATGAGCGCCCGGATAAAGACGATAAAAACGAAACTGAAGAAATTAGCAATATAAATGAAACTAGTGTTGACAAACCTTTAGAACCAATCGAGGAATCAACACCCGAACCGGAAACAACACAAAGTACTGAGGAAGAAATTCCAGATAAGTACAAAGGTAAAAGCACAGCAGATATAGTGCGTATGCACCAAGAAGCTGAGAAACTTTTAGGTAGACAGAGTTCTGAAGTAGGTGAGCTAAGAAAAGTCGTTGATGATTATATCCAGACTCAACTCTCAAAAACTAATGCACCGAAAGAAAAGGATGAGGAAGAACAAATAGATTTTTTCTCTGATCCTGAGAAGGCGGTTGAAAGAGCAATCAACAACCATCCAAAGATAAAACAAGCAGAGCAAGCTTCTGTAGATTATCAACAACAAACAGCGATGACTGAGTTACAAAAAAGACATCCTGATATGAAAGATATCTT